CGATTCCCTACTCTTACTGGTTCTGCTGGATATGACGGGATCGGATAATGAAATTGACCCGATCTAAACTTAAAGATCTTATAAAAGAATGCATTGTTGAAATTCTTGCAGAAGGAATAGGTGATTCTGCCAAGCCTCTTGTTGAGGCCAAAAATGAAAGATCAAATTCCAGAGAAAATAGAAAGACTCCGAGGCGTAGAAATACCGCCACTGATAACATTAGATTTGATAAAAGAGTTAATGAGGCCGTTTCCTCAATGACGCAGGACCCTACTATGGCTGCAATTTTTGCAGATACGGCAAAGACAACATTGCAAGATCAGATTGGTTCTGAGGGCAGAGCACCTATTGCACCCATAGGATCAGATTCTGCAGCCCGAGCCGCCGCCCAATATAATCCAGAAGATTTGTTTGAAGGTTCTTCAAATTGGGCCATGCTTGCTTTTGATGAAGATTCGAAGAAATAATTTTAAGTTTAATTTAGCTCCATACTTAATAGCAGGAGGAGTAACCAATGTCAAAGTCTAATTTTTCTCACACAAGCATGGGTGATATTTTTGAAGTGTCACGACCCGAAAACCCAGGTCTCCCCGGAAGAAGAAATGATGAAGCGTTAAAGGCTGCATATCCACAGTCACCCATTTACGATCCAGCAGGCGATCAAGAAGTAAGAAAAAGATTTGAAGACCTTTGTCTGGAGGGTGCCCTCGTAGGAGAAGGCTTGAAAGGAAGCGGTTTTGGACTGCCCACGTATAATAGAGACTTTGTTGACGCTCCGAGTCTGGCAGAAGTAAAAAATGACAATTCGGGAAACCCTGTCGTAAGCCCATTCGTTCCAAACGTTGCATCTCCAAACGCTGCCGGCGAGCAAGAAAATATTGTTGTACCTAGTCGTCCTGGTGGTGGAGCCTTTGTTGGTGATGGACTAAAAAATCCTCGAGCAACATCCCAGGATATATCACTTCTCAAGATAGGTAGTTACGGACTAGGGGTTAGTTCTCCAAAGAGCTAGNTGTAGAGATTCATGCCCTCACCGTTACTTGAAAGATATCTGAATTTACGACCAGATGCTCGTACCGGAGCTGGATATAGCAGTCTATCAAAGATTGAACCTTCAAAGCCATCTGTTGGTACGCCCATGTCAATGGATCCCACGTATCCCTATACCTCTTCTGACGAGTCTGATTATAGCGACGTAGAAGAAGATAGTGAGGAAAACATTGAAATGTCCGATAAGATGCTGTCAAAAATCGGCGGCATTTCTTACGTTAATGATCCCTTTGGCAGCAACTGGACAGACCGCGGCGCATTTGTTAACTGGGCCACCAGGCTTGACCTATATGAAGAGGCAAATTTTTCTATAAAAGACATAGACTTCAACATTAGTCCGGTGCATTCACGCGGAGGAATAAGCCAGATTTATGCAATGGGCAACGGCGCCGGAATCTATAAAACAAAATCTGGAAGGCATATTGGTATGAATATCGGTGGAAGACCGCAATCATATTCAGCAGTCAAGACAAGAAAAAAGATTCCGCCATCATTAGCTGACTTCATAATGCAATATGTCAGCGAAGACGATGAGTACGATGAGTAGGTATAAAAAGAATCAGAAACCCCAGGAATTTGGTGTAATAGTCAGGTCTCGTCGCAGCGAGAATCCAGAAAAATTAATCGCTCGTTTTAAGCGGCTATATAAAAAGTCTGGGATGCAAAAAGAAGTCAGAGAAAGATACTTAGGGAGATTTCTTTCTAAGTCTGAGAAAAAAAGAAAGAAAACGAATCAAGCAAAAAGAAGGCGTGAGAAGCAATCTTAGATTGACTTTTTGTGAGAATTATCATATTTAACAGTGTAGACGGGTGATCTTTATGACTAGTGACCTTTATAGACAAGCCATCGCAGATGCAAAAAAGCTTAGGGAAATTGCTGAGCAAAATGCAAAAAATGCGATAATTGAGTCAATAACTCCCAAGATTAGAGAGCTTATAGAGACTCAAATCTTGGAGGAGACAGATGACTTGAATTCAAATTCTGATTTAGTAGAAGAGGCTATGCTAGAGCTAAGCCCTGATTCGATTCAAGACGGTGAAGAGTTTGATTTAACCCCCGAAGCAGCCCAAGAGCTTCAAGAAATGCTTAGCGTAGATCAAGAATCACTTGATGCATCAAGCTCTGAAGAATCAAAAATTCTTACCACTGCAGATCAAGTAAAAGAATGCAATGAATATCTAGCATCTCTTAATGAAATGCTTGAAAATATTAGAAATATTTCCCCAGAGTCTTTAGATGAGCCTGATTTGAAAAAGTATATTACTGTCGTTGCAATTACTGATAAGGCGACAGAAAAACTAGACGAAAAAATTATTAACACCGACGGCGCCGGCATATTTGAAAGCGTCATTAAAAATTCTCAAGATCAAATTCAGGAATTTAAAAAGGAGATAAAAGAAATGAAGCGATCACTTAGGGACCTTCTATCCGAAGAAGTCATTACCATTGAACTAGATCTTGGGGATGCGGAAGCACCCGAAGATCTTGAAGTTCGTCTAGCTGACGAAGAAGAAGTCGAAGACGAAGAAGAAGCCGAAGGCGAAGAAGAAGCCGAAGCCGAAGGCGAAGAAGAAGTCGGCGACGAAGAAGATTTCGAAATTCCTGAAGAGGAAGATGAGGAAGTCGAAGAGGGAAATGACCTTGATGACATGATGGAGCTTGATGAGCTTATGATGGAGCTTGAGGAAGACGAAGCCCCTGACGAAGAAGAAGTCGAAGAAGAAGCCGGCGTCGAATACGACGAGATGGACGAACTCGATGACGACATGATCCTTGAAATCGACGAGAACATGCTGCGTGAGGAGCTCGCTAAGCTTATGCAAGAAAGTGAACCCACCGCAGAAGAAGAAGAAGTATTAGAAGAAACAACGACCGAGCCAGTCGCCACCGAGCAAAATGACGAACTCCAAGTCGAGCTAGCAAGTTATCAAAGTGCAGTTGCTGACCTCCAGTCACAGCTCGGCGAGATGAGCTTGTTTAACGCGAAGCTGCTCTACACCAATAAGCTGCTAATGAATAGTGATCTCAGCCAGACCCAACGGGCCCAGGCCATAGAAACACTCGATGACGCCGCAAGCTTGCGAGAGGTGAAGCTTCTATTTAAGACTCTTACGGAGTCATTTAGTAAGCGCGCAGAGGGTAAAACATCCTCTCGCAACATCGGCGGCGCAAGCCGTCCAACCAAGTCTGCTGCAATGACACTTAATGAAACCCCAGAGGCAAACCGCTGGGCATTGCTAGCAGGCATAAAGTAAAGAAAACTTTAAAATCTAAAGGAGATTAAAATGTCTAAGTTTTCACTCGAGGCACTGTCCGAAGGAATTCGGTCGCGTCACATGGGTGAGGAGAACTCCAGGTTGGTTGAGAAGTGGTCTCGCACCGGCCTTCTCCGTGGTCTGGAATCAACAAAGCGCGAAAACATGGCGCGCCTTCTTGAGAACCAAACTGCTGAGCTCTTGCGAGAGCAGAGTTCAATCGGTTCAGGAGGCGGAGCAGGATCTGTCTCAGGTGACCTACGCGGTTTCTCCAATATCGCATTCCCAATTGTCCGTCGTGTATTCGGCGGCCTAGTCGCAAATGAGCTGGTTTCAATCCAGCCAATGAGCCTTCCCTCGGGACTGCTCTTTTATCTGGATTACACCTACGGCTCTAACGTCGGCGGTGATTCCTCACTGACAACTGGCGGAGCTGGTAGTGTTAATGATGCACAAACCTATTCCCGCGGGCAGTCAATTTACAACAACCCAGCAGGTAAGGGTGTACGTTCCGGTTCTACAGCAACCGGCGGACAGTATGACCTTGTAGGTGCAACGTACTCTAAGGTTCACAGTTCTTCTATTGTGAAGACAGATGACGTTGTATTCTCAGGTGCATTCGGTTCGAACGCAGTGCTTACAGACTCGACCACGGCGGCTCCAGCTGTTTGCCACCACACAGGTTCAGATCCTAAGCTTCTGCAATTCGATCCTCAGGTTATGGCCAAGATCGAAGCCGATGTAAACCAGAATACTGACGGTCGATTCCAGTTCTTGATTCTTGACATCACGGGAGATGTTCTCTCGGCTGCTGATCTCACCAATGTCAAGGATATTTCCTTGTTTGCGGCTGACGGTCAAAACGTGCATGGTGATGGCAAGACCGGCCTCAAGGCATTCGGTGATGTGTGGCAAGCAGGCAAGAACGTTGTTAACCTTCGTCGCTTGAACCAGCTTGGTACATTCGACAATTCTACCAACGTGTTCACCTCTGATCCGATGGTTACGACCTCGACGACCAATGCGGCCTTACTGTTGGTCACCTCCGGTACATACCAAGGTGTCGGCAAGACATTCAGTGCAACTCTGACCGCGTCATACGCGATTAGTGATTCGCTCGATGTTGAGTCTGGATCCGGTTCTACCCTGACTATTCCTTCCTTCGAGTCTGACTTCGGAAGCACGCCTTCCCCAGTCATTCCTGAGATTGATATCAAGGTTGAGTCTATCGCAGTCACAGCTCAGACACGTAAGCTGAGAGCTCGCTGGTCACCAGAACTGGCACAGGATCTTAACGCATACCACAGTCTTGACGCTGAGGTTGAGTTGACACAGATCCTTTCTGAGCAGGTTGCTCTGGAAATCGATCGTGAGATCCTAAACGACCTTCTCACGGAAGCCAAGGGCGCTAACCTTTACTGGTCACGCTCACCCGGTAAGTTCCTCAACAAGGAAACTGGCCAAGAGGTCAAGTTGACCGATAGCCTTTCCGCAGGACCTCGCTTCACGGGTACAGTTCGTGAGTGGTACGAAACTCTCGTTGAGACGATCATCGATTGTGCTAACACCATTCACCGCAAGACTCTACGTGGATCTGCAAACTTCATCGTGACCTCACCAGATGTTTGCACCATGTTCGAAGCTTCGGTTTTCTACCGTCCTTCACTGAGCCTTGACGGAGAGGGCCAAGTTGCCTCGCCGTTCAATCTCGGTGCTGAGAAGGTTGGTTCGCTGAGCAATCGTTTCACGGTCTACAAGGACCCCTACTTCCCTCGCAACAAGGTTCTTGTTGGTTATAAGGGTGGTAGCTACCTTGAGACAGGTTATGTTTATGCTCCGTATGTTCCGCTGATCGTCACCCCAACGATCTTCGCGCCAGAAGACTTCACACCCCGCAAGGGCGTGATGACTCGCTACGGCAAGAAGATGGTTCGCGCTGACTTCTACGGTACAGTCACGGTTGCTGATTTGAACATCATCTAAGCGACAATAGAAACTTCGGTTTCATGAAGGGGAGTCCGAAAGGGCTCCCCTTTTTTTGTTCGTATATTTTCCTCTTTTTTTAAGTTCACAAGCATATCTAATATTAGGCCCGACACATTGCATAAGGGTGGCCTCGCCACCGTGTCGGAATCATGCGAACAAAATAAAGGAGAATATTATGCCAAAGGTAAGTTATACTAAAAACAAAGGGTTAGTTCAATCCTCGGGAGCAGGATTCATAAACGGATTCTATCACCCGGGTGGCAGCACAACATCAGCAGCCGATGCACTCGCGATTCCCGTAACCAGCAGTGTGGTTGCAAAAACCACCGGCGGTGACGCCGAGGCTTTAACGATAGTTAACGGTACCCCCGGGCAGGTGTTAACCATTTATATTGCAACAGACGGCGGAGGCGACGGAACATTGACTGCGGCGACAAATTCCACGGGCACCGGGTGGGCAACAATCGTTTTTGCTGACGCGGGTGACCGCGCAGTGCTTCAATACGTTGATGATACTATCGGGTGGATAATTCTAGGTCTTTCCGGCGTTGCCGGCCCTCCTGTGACAACAGTCTAGGAGATAGAATAATACCGCCTAACTTTGTTAGCGTTATTTAAATGTCTAAGGCCGCACTTTTGTGCGGCCTTTTTCATTTTTTTTTGGGGGGCCCCATCCTTTCATGTGTGTGATAGTTATGGGCCTACGAGCACCAGGGTGATAACGGCCTTCGCCAATGCTGCCGTAGCCGCCGCATAATATAGTGGTTGACAGCTAAGACTTAGTACTGTCACATTAGAAGAGAAAGGCGTCCCCAAGTGGGGCGCCTTTTTCTTTTTTTGTTTTTGGAAGCGAGATGATCATGTCCTAAGTCTCCGGACTTCATACTTATACTGTGAGAGTTTCTGGAGAGCTTCGTGGCAACATTCGCTAATACATCTAATCCTACACCATTCGCCGCATTTGATAGTGACACAGATTTTAAATCTGATGCTGACAAGATGGTGACATTTGTTAAGCGAAAGCTCGGCGACGATATTCTGTCTGTCGAATTAACAAAAAAGCAAATTTTTGCCTGCTTTGAAGAGTCTTTCTTTCAATATGGTCAAATTGTCAACGAATATCAGGCAAGATCGCAACTTTCAACATTCTTGGGAACAGCAACTGGCAGCATGTCAGGATCCGAGCAAAAATTCCCAAGAGAGACGCTAGAATTTTTAGATCGTCAAGCGGAACCTTATGCATTTGAAGCCGGGGTAGGCGGATCTTACGATAGCATATCAGGATCAATACAGCTAAGAGACGGCCATCAAGATTATAATATTTATGAAAATCTTAAGGACAAAGAGGGAAACCTAATCTATTCTTCATCATTGAATACTCAGACTACGAAGATGAAGCTCCAGGAGGTATTTCACTTTAACCCGCAGGCAGCATATAGATTTTTCGATACAACATCTGCTGTAAACTACCTCAACAATGAATTCTCTTTTGAGTCTTTCACTCCTGAGACAATATTTTATGTCTTACCTGTATTTGAGGATATCTTAAGAGCCGGTCAAATGGATGTGTCTCATAGAGTTAGAAGATCTAACTATTCTTATAAGATTGTAGGACAAAATATAAGAATTTATCCTATGCCTACAGGAGACCAGACAGATAAAAAGATATTCATACGTGTCGCTTTTTCTCCTGATCCCTTGAATCCATCCTTCGGAGATGATACAATTTACGGTGTATCTAACCTCTCAAATGTTCCTTTTGGAAATCTGACCTACACTAATGTCAATAGCATCGGTCGACAGTGGGTTAGACAATATACCCTATCTCTATGCAAAGAGCTTCTGGGTCTTGTAAGATCTAAATTTAAATCTTTGCCCATTCCCAACACTGATATTCAGCTTGATGGTGATACATTGGTATCGCAAGGTAGAGAAGATAAGAAAGAATTGATAACGCAGCTTAGAGAAATGCTAGATTCAATGACGTACGATAAGATCATTGAGACAAATGCGACGAAAGCTGAAAACATACAAAAGCATTTGCGAACCGTCCCTGTCCCGAACGGTCGCGCGATTACGATGGGTTAGGGGAGATCTAGATGGCAAGACTTTTTGTCACACCTCGTGAGATAAACTTTATCAATGATCTTACAAAAGAGCTGATAAAGGATGTTATAGGTCAAAAAATATACTATTACTCAATCTCAGAGTCTAGAACAAAGATAAATGAGCTTTATGACGAGGCTCCAGAGAAAATATTTGAATCTCCGATTGAGATTGAGTGCCTAGTTGATTATCAAGAACCGTCTTTTACAACCAACAGATACGGTGTTGAAAAGACACAGAACATAGAGGTTTTCATACAGTCTCGAGATCTTCTAGATAGAAAGATAGAGATTAATACGGGCGACTTTTTCACTTATGGCAGTGTCATATTCGAAATAACGTCAGTGACGGTAACGAAGAATATCTTTGGCCAGATTGAACATAACGATGGAATCAAGGTTATAGGTAAACAAAGTCGCAAGCAAGTTTTCTTTACCAGGGTACTTGGACCAACCGATGAGGGGCTTACGGATCCGGATGCAATTCAGGAAACATTTGTCCAGCAAAGAGGATTTCCTACTAACGATCAAGGAGAAACAGGCGACGTTAGAGAGCTTCGAAGAAAAGGCGTCTTAGATGAACCAATAACGAGACCCAAAGAAGTCTCAGAGAAAGGCGATCCTACATCAGCAGGTTCTGCTTTTTATGATGAGTAACTGAGTTATGACTGTTAGACAAACAATAACAAAAACGTCGTTGAATCCTACTTCGAAGAAGGAAAGAATACCTTCGGGCTTAGAAGGGCAAAATGTTCCTAGTGATTTTCATTTACCTCCTTGCGGGTTAGAAGATATCGACAAAGCTCTTTTTGACCTCTTTGACAAAGAAATAAAATTTACAGTAACGCAGAAAAATCAGTCTCGAGATGTTCCCGTTATCTTTGCGACAGGAGAAAGATTCGCGCTGGTTAAAAGGCGTCAACCAATCAAAGATGAAAACGATGCTTTTATACTCCCGCTAATATCAATCAGAAGAACTGCCATCGACCAGTCAGCTGCAGTAGAAAGGCTTTCTGATGTGGGTGATTTAATACTAAGAAGAAAGCTGAGTAGCAGGGATCCAGTTTATCAAAACTTAATTAATCGTCAAGACCTCAAGCACCAGGAAAACGTAAGATCTTCAAATAACAATTCGACCGCTTCGGATCCAATATCATCTAAGCCCGGAACTGTTAACTCAAGACGAGTTCCAGTTGAGACTGCATCTAGCGGCCCTTTAATTTCAAATACAGTCAAAGATCATCACATATATGAAGTAATCACTATACCTTTTCCCCACTTTGTTGACGTGTCTTATGAGATAACTTTTTGGACCTCTTACACAACTCACATGAACCAGATGATTGAGCGACTTGTGGGAGCCTATACGGGAAATAGAAACCAGTTTAAGTTAGAATCTGACAAAGGATACTGGTTTGTAGCGTACCCAGATTCAACAGTCAGCAACCAGGATAATTTTGACGACTTTACAAATGATGAGAGAATAATTAGGTACACGTTCAATGTCAAGGTTCCAGGGTTTATCGTTGCATCTCAAAACCCTGGTGATATGAGCCCGTTTAGAAAATTTGTTTCCGCTCCAGATATTCACTTTGATATGTTCACTGCAAATGCTCCAATAGTTCAACATCCGACTGGATTACCTGATCCTACGGGTGAAATTGATAAATTTATTCTTAGCGATGTGAATGAAATCAACACCGCGGGAGATATCGTCGAAGATGAGCGTTACTCGTACTTAAAAGCAAGAACACAAGTAATAAATCCGTTCACAAAAGAGGGCGACATAGAGTACCTAAAAGTACTCACGAGAAATCAAAGAAAAGGGGAGACAGTCGTTAGCGCAAGAATCGCTACCAAGATCGATGAGCTTTAAAGTGACAATTGAACCTTCTCTACATATTTATAAGTGACATTAGTAAATCCCGTAGGAGACTAATCATATGGCTGAGCAGACTTTTCGATCTCCGGGTTTTTTTGAACAAGAGGTTGATTTAACACAAAGAGTTCAAAGACCTTTAGGCACACCTGCAGGAGTAGTAGGGCCTGCAGAAAAAGGTCCTGCGTTTGTACCGATCACAATCGGATCGATGGCAGACTTTAAAACAAAGTTTGGTGACCTTGATTCTAAGAAATTTGGCCCTTACGCAGTTAACGAGTTTTTAAAGAGCCGAGATGCCGTAACTTACGTTCGAGTTCTCGGAGCCGGCGCAAATTCAACTTCCACCGATATCACTACTACAGAAGTAAAGGGAACTGTTAAAAACGCGGGATTTAAAATCACACCCGTAACAACAAACGTAAAGCATTCTTTGGGAACAGTTCATTTCCTGGCAGCAAAGCATTTTTTGTCAGGTTCAGAAACCTATGGGTTTCCTATCTTCACCCACAATGATTCTGTCGGTAGTTCTAACTACGTAAATCTAATTCGAGGTGTTATTTTTACTACGAGCGATGCGAGAGCTGGCGTCCTAAGTGCGTCGCTCGACGCCTCAGTCTATAATTCTGGAGATTATCTTGCCCTCCAAGGGGGTGATAACATTGCTACACCAGCCTCTGCAAGTAATACAACCGGAATGGCAGAGAAGTTCAAGCTGATAATTTCATCTTCAGATACCGGATTTGGCGGAGAAGCACCTGATGCTGCAAACGGCATTAGAGTCCTAACTGCATCATTAAATCCGCGCAGCAAGGATTACATTAGAAATATCCTAAACACTAATCCTGAAAAGTTCTCTCAAGAAAAGCATTTACTTTACGCGGCTTTTGATGTTGAGTCTGAACTAGCTGCAATGTCAATTTCTGACAAATCTGTCGTAATGATGTCAGGATCTTCGATCACATCTCCTAACAACAAAGCAGGTCAGAATTTTTTGACAGCTTTCGGTAGATTTGACACTAGATACACGACGTCCAGGACTACGAGTTTTATCTCGCAGCCCTTTGGTAAAACTGAATACAACTTGTTTCACTTTGAAACTCTAGATGACGGAGCTTACCCAATAGGGAAGTTTAAGATTTCCATAGCAAGCATCCGAGGATCAACAGATGAGAATAATCCGTATGGAACGTTCACAGTCCAGGTTCGTAGATATGAGGACAATGATAAGTCAAGAGAAATCTTGGAGTCTTTCCCGAACTGCGATCTCAATCCCAGTTCAGAAAATTTCATTGGGCGAATGATCGGTGACCGAAAAGCAGTATTTAATTTTGATGCCATAGAGGACACAGAAAGAAAACTAGTTGTCACTGGAAAATATCCAAATAAGTCAAATATTGTGAGAGTGGTTTTAGCATCTGATCTTGCAGATGGAAACTTACCCAAGGAATGCCTTCCTTTTGGGTTTAAAGGTATTCCTGCACTCAAGACTAATAATAACATGGGTGATGCTATTGATGCTCTTGAGCCTACTCGAACTCGACTTGGTATTCATAGTGCTGACTCCCTCCCTGGGCGTGATACCAATGAAAGCTTAACGGGCTCAATCGTTCCACCGGTGCCGCTAAGGTTTAAGGTCACAAACGGCGCGGTGAAATCAGGTGCTATTCCGTTCGTAGGATTCCCGGGTGACGAAGAGACAATTGAGCCCAGGTTCTACTGGGGTGTTAAGACTACGATGTGCCCAGGAGACTCAACCATCCAGGGGTCGGGTCTAGCTAATGCAGCTCTTCGCGCTAACAACTCATCTGAAGTTAATCAAGGTTTGATCGACCAGACAAAGTTTCTGGGAATTGAAAAGATGGACGTCTTAACAACAGGATCCCAGATAATACCCTTGCATGCGAACGATCTAAAGACCTTCAATAATAATAAGTTTACCCTTGCCAGAGTTGCTCTATCTAGGCTTGCTGGCGGATCGTCCACGGGAACTTTTAACGACACTGAAATTACGGGCTCAGTTGACCCCTTTATGACAGAAGCCGCATACATTAGAGACGGCGTAATAGATCCCACTAAATATACCGTAAATGACGGACAGAGTGAGGGAACTAATAGAATTACTTTGGCAACTCTAGTCAATCAAACATCTTCAATAACTTTTAATAAGTTTACAGAGTATGCCAAATTCACCAATATTTTCTACGGTGGTTTCGACGGCCTGAATATTTTGGATAAAAATGCTGCCAGATTAAATGACAAGTCAACTTCTCTCGATACCGGAGGAGGAGCAAATAGTTCCTTCACTTCTCCGGGAATGAGCGCAAATATGGCCGGCACCGGAAAAGATAACAACGGGATTGCTTCCTATAAGACTGCTATTGATATCATGACAGATCCGCTAGCAGTCAATACAAACATTTTGGCAATTCCGGGCATAAGAGAATCATTTGTTACAGATCATGCACTTGATAAAAACAAGGATTACGGTAAGTCAATCTACTTGTTAGATATCGCCCATTATGATAGCGACGGAAATCGACTGTTTGATGATTCAACGGCTAGCCCAAGCGTGTCAAAAACGATATCGAAATTTGAGGGAAGAACCATTAATAATAACGCTGCAGCA